TCATGAATGCAATAACAGAAGTACTTACAACTCTATCTCCTTCATTTACAACATCAGTAACTTCACTGATTCTAAGTCTTTCACCACTTCTATTAGAAGTACCAGTTCTAGTTGTAGTTGTAGTAGTTGTAGTTTCAAAATTATTTGTGGTTACAATCGCACTTCCATTATTTCTCGATGTAGATCCTGTTTGAACAGTATTACTTGCAGTAGCAACACTAGATCCTGTCCATGTAGTATTCCATGCACCCCATCTAACAGGTCCTAAACCAGTTTGTGGGTCATAACCATCAAACTCTAACTGTCTACGTGTCTGAGTATAATTATCAACTTGAATCTGTTGAGGTGCTAATCTAACTTGGTCAATCCAAATATCAGATGATGGGAATAATACAATATTACCAGTATAAGTTGTAACTAGGTATGGAGTAACATTCTCAACTCTAGTTGCATAAACCTGTTTAATTGCAGGTTGAGGATTATAATCTAGTGTTAATAACTGACCTGTTCTTCTAATACCAGAACCAACTAAATCAGTAACAAATCTTGGGTCTGCAGTTGGACTTGCTGTGGTTCCAATTCCAATTAAAGACTTAGATCCAATCAACATATCAACTTCAGTAGTGAAGTGTGTTGGTCTTAATTCTAAGTTTATTGGGTCAACACTATTAGTCACTTTACCTGGTTTCAACTGAGTTGATGTTCCAGTAAAGTTATCAACGTAAATACCTGATTTAAATCTTGTTAATCCAGCATTATCAGGAATAAACAGACTTTCTGTATTAGATTCCAGAAGAGAAAGTGCAGTATAGTACTCTAAATTCTGAATTCTATCTTCTAATAATGCAATATCTTGCATTCTATATCTCTTATGAGACTTAAGACGAACTTCTATATTCTCAGCATTACAAATGTATGGTGGAAGGTTGATATTCGCAACTTCCAGAGCATCTTCAATAGGTATCGGTGGTAATGGATCATCAGCAGGAATACCTTTAACTAATTGGAAGTCTCCACCTTTAGTTAAATATAATCTATCAATTCTTCCCTGATAGTATGAATAATTAATTCTTATTGATTCATCAGATGCTAAAACATTTTTAGCAGAGTTAGTAGCATTAGAAAATACCCTTGCATTAAATTCAAAAGGAGATACTCCAGTTTGATCTAAATTAAAGTTTGTTACTCTTGGTCTAATATCAATAACATCTGTCAATCTTGTTCCCTGTCTAATATCAGGTAATACACAGAAATCAATCTGATCATAAGATGATACTGTAGTAATATCACCATCATCTGTAGATGCAAACTCTGCAGATTCAAAGATAACTCTTAACTTCTTACGAGGATCTCTAGTATTTGGTTTTCTTATTAATCTAGAATAATCACAAATAGTCTCTCTTTGACCACCATCTAAAACAAATCTTTCCTTAATATCAGGATCACCTGGATCAAAATCGTTAATAGTTCCAGAAATTCCACTCTCAGCAAATTCAATTTGCTCATTTAATTCTAATCTTAAGTCACTAAGATATACAAATGCTGCTGTAGTACTATTAATCCTTTCAATGTATATACCTATAGCACCCGTTGTTTTACCAACAAATTCTTCACCAGTAATTAAATCATCAATACGTCCAGTTGGTCCATTCATATTGAATAGAGTAACTGTTGGTAGTAATGGATCAGCAAGAGCACCAGATTCAAATACACCATAAACTTTGGTTACATCAGGTTCCCCAAGACAAATCTCTCTATCTTGAACTCGTAAACCATAACCATAATCACCATATGTTAATCCATCATTTAAGGATGTTGTTCCAACACCAGATGTTACCAATTTAGACTTGTTAACAACAATAGAGTTAGTTCTAACCTTATTTTTAACCTTATTCTTAATATTAATTTTCTGCAATGTAGCAATTAATCTTGCAGATCCAGCAGTAGCAGACAATCCAAATATTCTTAATTCTCTACCACCATTTGTAAAACGAAGTTTGTCTGCTGTTAATTCTTCAGTAACACCAGCATCATTAACTAAAATATATCTTTCTTCATCATAAGGTAAGAATGTCTCATTTTGTGCTGCTTGAACTGTATTAGTAGCATTAGCAGTAATAGTTACATCATACTCTTTTCTAATTGTAATAGATGATTCTGTTACATCAACATCAGAGATCCACTTTTTAGGAAGAGGTGTATATAATGTGTTGTCTGTAGAAGATTGGAATTTAGAACCAAGTAATTTAAAATCACTTACATTTGTTTGTGCTGTAGGCAATCCACCATCACAAATACCCGCTACAGTAGTAATACCAGCAATTCTAATTGAATCAGCATTAACAATAGAATCAACAATACCAAAAGATATAACTGGAGATGCTCCAGTATTAACTGCTGGGTTAGTATAAGATACAAGATCACCAACTTTTATCTTCTGGAAGAATGAGATACCAGTACTTGTAACTGTTGATAAACCAGGTGCTGTACCAGTTTTAGGAGCAATCTGACATGTTCCAAAATTAAGTTTATCTTTATGTTTAATATCAGCATTAAATGTACCAACTCCAACAGTACTATTCAATGATTTTACATCAGATATTGAATATGCAGTTATTGCTGTTGCAATTCTATTATCATCTATACCATTAAAGATTAATTTCTCACCTGGAGTAAATGAACCAACTGAGTTATATGCAGTAATAATACCAGTAGTTGTAGCATATCTTAAGTGAGCAGTAGCACCACTTGCCTTACCTTTAATATAAGTTGGTAGAGACAATGATACTGCTTGGTTTACTGTAATCTCAGTATATGGTTGAATATCGTAGAGTGTAATATCCCACTCATTAGTTTGAGGTAGTGCTGAGGAGTATGATCCAGACTCTAGAGCATGGTCATAAACTCTTGCTAGTCCAATCTCCTTACCACCTGCTACATGCCCAACAGAACCGATTCTGGAGTCTCTAAGACTAATATAAGATGTTGTAGTAAATCCAATCTTTGGAGCACCATATGCTCTATTAACAGTTAAAGTTGGACCAGTGTAATAATTGACTGCCTGATCTTTTAAAGTTTTCTTTGTTCTTGTCTTCTCAAAATCAAGATATACAACATTTCTTACAGGAACTTCAAAACCCTTGATAAATGCTTTACCTGGAGAGATTTTATAAGTACCCAAGTCATAACTTGGTGTATTATTGCTATATGTTAATTGATTTGAATTAAATACTCCATTATTTCCTTGCTTATCATTTAAAGATTCTTTTGCAGATATCTGGAATGGTTTAACATAAAAATCACCAGCATGACTGTATGTTCTTCTTGCTAACTCCTCACCAAGTTCATTATATTTGATTTTATCATCAATATGTGATACAGATCCATTACGAACGATCAATAACTCAACAAAATTTTCATTTTTCTCAGAATCTAATGACTTCTTAACTAATGTTGCTGTTACCTTTAATCTATCAGCACCAGGAGCAGCAAAATTATTAAATCCTTTTGCATTATCGGTAAGAGATACATCTTCACTTGATGTAATAACAGTCTCTTCAATTTCTAAACCAACTCTATATGTTGGAGTATCGCTACGAGATTCTAAAATTAATGTTTGAGCAGGAACTCTTACAAATTGACCTCGTATAAAATATACACCATCAGATAAGAATACAGCAGATCCAATAGATGATGCATCTGAAGCAACAGTTTTAGCACATCCTTGTCCTGCTTGTAATGTTATATTAGTATCTTCTGCTACTACATTTGCATCAAGGATTAGTGATTCATCATCATCAAATTGCTCTTTATCATTAAGACCTTGACCAAGATAAGTCACAATCATTGTAAGGTATCCTCTATCGGATGCTCCCTGCAAAGTAGTAATAATTTTAGCTTTTACACCAGAATTTGAACCTCTGACTATCGTGTTAGTTAAATATCCCCAATATTTTGTAAGATCAATACCAAGAAATGTTGTTTCAACCTCAACAGTAAAAAGTGTATTATTATAATTAATCTGCCCAGGAATTACACAAGAACCCTCTTTAAACAAGTGTGTTCCTACTTGCTCTATTTGATTTTGAAGGATTGACTGTAAAGTTGTTAATTCCCTTGCCTGAATTGGCAATCCTGGTTTAAATAGTACCTTATGAAAGTCTTTCGTAGCATCGAAATCGTCAAAATAAGGCGATACATTGAGATTAATTTCTTGTGCCATAGTTGTCGTGTATTACCTTAGAATTGCAAAATAACCTTAATGTCTTCTCGCTGGTTAGCAGATCTTGTAATAGAAGGTCTGTTATCAACGTATAGTATCGTGCCAGTGTATTTTTCTACCTCTGGGTTAGCAACACCTTTAATAAAGGTTTGTCCCAAATAATATGTTTTATTATTTATCACTGTACTTATACCTGGACTACTGGCAGATCCGAATCCTGAATCTATGTATAAGTCTTTTGTTCCACCTACAATTTTTAAATTACCACCAGTAACAGGTTCACCACTAAAGTTATTTAATTCAAACCCATATGTTGGAGATGCTTGTTGTGTACCATCAGTATTAAATCCAACTAAGGATCTATCCTGCCAATATCTAAGAACACCTGTAGTTTTATCATAAGATACAACTCTTCCAACAGCAGTTTGACCTGTTCCCACTTGCTGAGTAATAAAACTATTACTTGCAAATGTAGTTGTCTTGTAATCATCATCATTAGGAGATAAACCCTTTAATACCAAACCTTGAAGAGCACTTGCTCTATCATCTGTAATTACTGAAGTAGATTCAAATGCTTGTGGATTTTCAACAATTCCAATCCTAGCAACCTTAGTTCCTGTAACAAAGTCAGGGTTTGAATCATCATTTTCAATTCTTGAGAAGATTAGTACGTTTGATGCTCCTAACTCTTTATAAATGTCATATCCATGACCTCCTTGAGGAGGAATAATAATATCAAATATAGGAGTTGTACTACCAGTTGGAACATTACCTCCAACTAAATCAACAGACCCATATGTATATCCACTACCACCGTTTGAGATAGTAATTGATTCAACTTTAGAGTCGTTGTTAATAACAATAGTACATTCTGCACCTGTTCCATCTCCTTTAATAGGAACTCTAGTATAAGTTGTGTTTGGAGGACCAACTAAGAACCCTCTGTTAGTAATAGTAGAAACTTTAATTTGACCACTAGTTTTAGCATTATTTCTAATAGTTGTATAATCATTATTCGTCTCCCAATCTACAGGAAGAGGAATAAAGTTAAGTGAGTCAAATTTAATAATATCACTAGGACTAATAGTATAAAGATACTTCCAAATATATCCATCTCCAGAAGTACCAGCAACACGAGGTTCTAAATCAGTAAATTTTGGTTCATCCAAAGATGGTTTTCCATTTGGGTTTTCTGGATCTATTCCATTATGCAAACAAACGTATACTCGAAATTCG